GGGGAGATTGCGGTCGAAAGGGCGCAAGGCACCGAAAACTCAAAGTTACTCGCCGCTCTGACCGTAACGACCACGTAAGCATCGAGGTCGTTGGTCAGCGTGTTGAGCACCTGCAGAGTCAGGAGCCCGTTGTGCGTAGCTGGATTGTATGGCGGCATGGTCTCACCAACGGCCTCCAACGAACTAGGCACAATGTTGTGCCTCGCGCCAGCCGATGCAGGATCAGGGATGGAGTCGACTGAATGTTGCGTGGCAAGCCAAGCAGTAGTCGCCATATAAGGAACTGTGAACTCAAATTCAGTCCCCTCAGAAATGTCGAAAATCTTCGTGTAGACCTTCCCCGTGTGGTCAGTATTTGGTGCCATCGCCCCCAAGGGGTCGAAACAAACCTTCAAGCGACCACGCTGGAATTTGGTCGTCACGACTTCAAAGCCGAAGACGATGTCACCCCTCCAAAGCCGGTAGGCCTCGGATACCCATTCCATGGGTATGGGGACGACTTGGTCATATTTGTAGCCGGTGACCCCACCAGTCCTGACTACGGTTGGGGAGAGGGCTGGAGAAGGGTAGGCGCTCAGAAGAGTGCTGTCCGCTGCCGAGCCTGCCCCCACCGCGGGCCAAACAACGGCCGTCAAATACGACGGTTTGGTGACCAAGCTGGTAATCAACAGATCTTCGTCAACACCACCCAAGCTATCGCAAGTGGCGACAAGAGTGGCGCCCGGATCAGCGGCCAAAACTTCATCTCGCGTTGAGAGTTGAGTGTTGGCCATATTGGGAACATCTTGAACCCTGACGGTGTCAACGTTGGTCAGGAGCGGAGGGTTGGAGAAACCCATGAGTCTAGCAGCTGCTGAACCAAGCGTTGCAGCCACGTGCGACCAGTCGGCCATAGACGGCAAGGCGCGCGGCCTCGCGTGCTTGATACCAGACGACATGGCTTCACCCGACTGGAAGACAAAATCGCTAGATTGGAGGAAATAGCTAGTCGGAGCGACGAGTTCAAGATCATCATCAAAGCTAGCCAAAATCGTGATGTCGACGGATTCAGGGCTGTTAGATCCGAGGAAATCCAAAATTCCAACAGACTGAAGTGTGAGGGTGCCAAGATTGTTGGCGGTGGCAGCCCTCTCATCAACCCCACCAAGCGGATCAACGGTGATCCATTTGTCGATGGGAACATACTCGTGAGGGAAAACCAAAGGCAAGACCATCTCCCCGCCTTTGCCGACGGACGGATAGAGCTTTATGTGTTGCCTTTGCGAAAGGGGAACCAACCTACGGTAGCCAATGAGACTACCATAGAATCCATTCGCTAGGTTATGGAAGGAGTGGTAAGCGGCACCGTTAGGTTGGCCGATCCCCACTCCAGAGACGGTGGTGAAGATGCCGTCGTTGAAAACGGCACCCGCAAGTGATTGCTCATCACCAAGAGGCAAATAGCTAGCATAAGCCATGCCTCTGTGAAACGCAGATCCATTGATCATGATCTGGAGTTTGAGCGAACCACGAAACCTGGAGTAGCCATTCATTTTTCTGCGAACATCATTATCCGCAAAAATGGCGCTCCAAGGTTTAATAACCTCGAGTAATTCAGTACCTACCACCCACTCCCTAGAATAAATCTTCCTAGGTCGTTTCAAGTAGTCCTGAAGCTGATCCCCAGGCACACTATCATAAGTGAATCTGGGGACGGATGTGGCGACAACAACATCCGGAGCAGTCTCGTAAGTCTGTTCCAAGATAGGATCGCTATTTGTGTTTGTATGCGTTGTTTCTGCAGGTCGGTTGATTCCGATCGTTTAGACCTATATACGATCGGATGTGAAGCGATGAGCGAGGGCAGTCGGGAATCCACCCAACATCCTCTAAAGCGCCCCCGCACTACACGTGTTGCTCATAACGTGCAAGGTCGGGGGCGCAGTTGGGGCGTTTGCGGGAATATTACGTCCGCGGGTGCCCCAGACCCGAAGTGCCTACTTGCGAAGGCAGGTCATGAAGTAGTCACGATTCTGGATGAAATATTCAGAATCGGCCTCAAACTTCTTGACCTTGTACTCATAGGATGGCGGCTCAAAAGTGCCGGCCAGCCCAGAGTGCGAATCCAGATAATTCTTGACTGCTCCGCAAATCCGCCTGAAAACCTCCTCACCGTGGTAGAAGGCCTCGTCGCAAAGGCTTTGCATGCCAGAACGGATCTGGTCGAATTCGGTGGCGTTGGCGGAAGTGCGCAAAATGCAGCACATGCCGCCGAGTGTTTCCAGGTTAAGCGGAGCGAGGAAAGCCTTAACAACGTGGCAGTACACCCAATTGCGCTTGAGGAAATCAATCTTCGCGATATCAGATGATTCGGTGATATCAGCTGTCTTGTCCGCATTCGTGTAAAAGACTCCATGGGGAAGCAAGGCGGCAGCCAGGGTGCGCTTGTTGAAAGCGTGCGCGTGCGTTTTAAGCACCGAACCCCAATTGTCATCCCCATAGACCAAAAGCTTGACGACACGCCTAAACTGGAAAATGCAGAACCCAACCGTGATCCAGCCAATGCGGAAAAGAATGGAGTTGATTACCCCATTGCAATGGGCTGTGCCAGGTTGGCCAGAGGGGTTGAAGCAGAAAAACAGAATCAGGTCCCCGAAAAAGTTCACGGCAGCGTCGCAGATGATCAGACTGAGCCCAACTATCATGCGCAGATCGTCAGAGGAGTAATTCCCTGATACCCACGCGATCACGTGGACAACTCGGAAGAAGCACATGACCAAAATCTTCTGCAAAGAAGCGTCCCAGCCCTTGTAATCGCCGTCGAAGAAAATACGGGGCTCAACGTCGTCAGCACTGGAGTGAGAATCCGTGGTGTTCTGACCAGTAACGAAGTCTCGCTGCAGGGTCCACTCAAAACTCTGGACAACCGTGCTGGGGCATGTCTCAAAGGCCATCCTGTTCGCGCTAATGAAAGCTATCACTGGCAAAATGTACTGCCTGAACACGATAAGAAGTGCAAGCGGCGAAGCAATGATAACACGCACTTTGGCCATGTTGTTTTTCTCACGGCTGATGGGCTCATCCTTGAAGTGGGCGTCGAACATGACATCGTTGGCATCAGGTCTCTTCTGATCGAGTATAGCAGTCTTAATGCGGTCGATTTGGGTGTAGATCTCAGGCTTGAACGTTCTTTCACCCGGCTCCTTGTTTTCAAGCAAGGCAGTCTTAATCTTTGAATACGGGAATCCCGCACTCGTGGACATGACTATGCCCGACATATACTTGGCCAGGGGCCCCTCCACCACTCCGTTGATAGACTCCTTGATGGTCAGGGGTTTGACCTGTTCCATGGACGGGTGATAGAGTCGAGTAAATCCATCGACGAGGAAACCGTTCAATGCTGTAGCGACCAAGATGGGCGCCAAAGTGTTCGGAATCTTGCAGACATTCTTGATGAAATGCCTCTTGGCCTCGTAGAACCTGCCACCCTTCAGGGGCAAGGGTGGTTCTTTCTTTCCTGCTGGAAGCCCGGTTGCTCGGAGCAAACCCTCTTTAAAGGGGTGCTCATGAACCTTGGACTTAGGCGGGAAGGAACTCTGGGCAAAGGATCCGGGCACGCAAAGCGTTCCCGAAATGTCGTCTTCAGGGTTAAACTGTTGCCGAAACACGCTCCTTGATGCGAGGGGCTGGAGCCCGTGAATGGCCCTAGCGGGGTCGATCCCAGCGAGTTCCTTGTCAAAGGCTCTGTGTATGGCGTTGAGCGAGGCAGAGCCCTGGAGCTCAATGGAGCCACTAGGCAAACCAGCATCCGCACCAAAGCAAAGACTGTTGTAAGCATCATCGATGTCCTCAATAGTCACATGAACGGCATGCGAAAGTTGGGTCACAGAGTTCAAGGCCTGGTGAATTCCGACAACGCTGGTGGCATTTCCATCACACTGGATGTATGGGGATCCGCAACAACCCTTCTCAGTCGCCCGATCCCAATTGGCAACAAAAGTGTTGATGGCGTAGGTTTGGCCCCCAATGGGGATGTTCTGCACCCGGTGGAGCATCGCGTTGGCGGTTCTCAAAACGTGGTGCACGTTGTCGTTGTACGCACGAGACACGTTGTAACTCTTGCTGTTGGTGCTGGCGCGATGTTGTGACGTTGTGAAGTAGCCCGTAATGTCTTTGCACTGGTTGCCCTGCATAATGAAGAAAATCAAATCAGAGCTCTCAATGGTGTGGTACCTGTCGGGTTTGATGGTCAAATTGATGGTGTCACTAATCTTTCCACCTTTGGGACCCACGTAAGCGGTACCGCCAGGGATTTCAATGTCCATGTCGCCAAGCTTCGGGTACACCCCTGTAAACGAGTGGAGCGTCGAAACGCACAAGTTGCCACCAGATGTCGACTTGAGCATGAGGGCGTTGGTGAACTTGACTCCGGTAGCGGCGTTGCCAACGTGGACCATGATGACGTTGTTCAGTATCTTGTTAACAACCGACCCAGGATCGGAAACCGACCTAGAGGCCTGGGTCATACCGTGTTGGGGCGTTGAGGCCACCCAGGTGGCCTTGGGTCCAAGATCGTCACCAACTTGCATCTTAATGAACTGCAACGTCGTGACGTAGTAGCCAGCGAACAGAGCCAGGGTCACTATGGCCGCGTGCTTCCAAGTGATGCCGGTGGCCTTCTCGTAGACGTAGCTCCGAAGTCGCGAGATGATCGTAGCCTTTTGCACAAAGAAATTTTGCATAGCAAGGGAACCTTGAACAAAGGCGATGATGTCCTGGGCTTCTGGGGCGTAACTGAGTCCGGTGAAAAAGGACTGCCCGAGGATCTGAAACGACACAACCAACTTCGCCAAGGCTGTAGCGTGAGCATCGGAGATCAGCGCCTTAAACTCAGGCAGCAGCTGCGCGACACGAACACAAGCAGAGCGAAAAAACCGTATCATGCTTTCGTACGCGCGGCACAGATAATCGTGGTATGACGTCCAAAACCAATGGAGCACAGTAACGGAGGTTGCAAACCACACGCCCAAAGGCACCATGGTGATGGCGTGCCAAATGTACGGCCAGGCGTACCACCCAATCAGCGATGCGATGAACAGAACAAACGACCGGAACGTCGGGCGCGACCAGAGGCTCGCAGCTTCACCAGACTGGAAAGTGAGATTACCAGTATCCGGATCGAAAGTCGACGTCTGGACACGTTTTGCTCCATCGAGAACTCCCTTCTGCTTGGCCTTGTGCTCGTTGATGTCGTCAAAGATGAACTTATTAACATCGTTCAGATTGTCAGATGCGAGAACCATGGTCCATTCGAGCGAGGGGTAAGCAATCCCCGCGTCGGGTAGCCCACCCGTCTGCTTGATCTTGTCCGCTCTCTGGGAAGTGCCGGTCAAGGACGGTTTGTAAATCTTGAAGTTCCAAAAGTTGTATTCAGCAGTTGACTCAGGATCACGTCCATTTAGGGCCCTGAATTTCTGAAACCCATCAATGACTTTCTGGTCGTTGAGAAATTCTGGCTTCACCTCGGGAACGACGACGATGTTGAACCTGCGAAGGACAGCTTCCGGAGCTAGCATAACCGCATGGGATTGCAGATCAAGCTTGTTGCTCGTAGCAAAGATGAGCTTGAACTCAGCCCGCAAATTGCCCTTGCCGCTGACGTGGGCACAAGCTGGGATGTAGCGATTGTTGCCTGCCACGTTAAGCCATGTGCCCAAAAACTGCGGGTCGCCCTCCACAAGGCTGACGCAGCTAGCGTCGTCCCAAAGCAGAGTATGCATCGAACTGGCAAAACCATCCCAGTGCTTGTGCGTATCGTTGACGGTGTAAGTGTAACTGTCATCAGACGGTATGCCGTAAGCCAGACAACCAACCTTATGGAAAATGTACCACAAAAATGATTTTCCTATGGCAGAAGCGCCTGGGATGAGAACACAGTACGGTGACTCATGCAAACCCAATGAGTCGTTCCGTTGAGTTATCACTTTTAAATGGAGCGTTGCCTTGTCAAGCTTCTCAGTCCAGTGGCGAAGAGTGTTGGATGCGAATTTCAACCTCTCAAGATTCTTCCTAGCCGCGAGGTCTGTAATGAGCGTTTCCCCAAATTTCAAAAACTCGTGGGTAAACACTGGTTTGTCGGTGAAAGGTGAGGCCACCCCGGAGTCAAGATCTGTGGGGTCCACGCCAATAAACCAAAAATAGCGTGAGTTGAGCTCGGAAAGAACAGGGTCTGTGGTAAAGAGTGACGAATAATTACCGGTATGGCAGACCTCAACAACCCTGTTGACAAGGTTAATGACGTCTCCAATCAGGTCCATGGGCTTGGCCGAGCCGATCTTCTTGAAAAGAGGATCCTCGGTTGCACTCGACAATGCGTTCGCCATCGACACACCAGTTCCTGCCGCAGCAACCACAAAGGACAAAGCGATAATAACCCTAAGCGTACTGCGCAGGACATAGATGGTGTCCATTTTGAAAAACAGATTCTTGAGCGTGTTGAAGTCAAAGGTGGGGTCGTCTCCGGCCTGAAGTTCCATGTCAGACAGAGGCGGAACAACGTCGGGAGGCTGGCCGTCAGGAGGTTGGCTATCAGAAGGTGCCTCACGCGGAGGAGCCACTCGAACGCCAAAGACCGCATCCATGAGAGCGCCAAGGCTAAATCCTACATGAAATGAAAGGGTCAGAGCGCTCTGGACGTGGCACCATTTGATCCAAAACTTGGTAATCTTGTCCAAGGCGGTCTCATTGGGCATCCCGATCCTAGAATCAGAATCACGCGTGCGCCTGTAAACCTGAGCCAAAAAGTACGCAATCCAGGCCACTAAGGAGACACCGGTGTACTTCTTGGAGGCAACGCGTACTTTCCTAAGAAAGACCCTGATTGCAGGCAGGGGGAGGAAAGCATCAGCAAAGTCGCCAATGGTCTCACCATGCTTGCTTCCTGGGAATCTGAATTCAGTGACCTCGTCAAACATGAGCTGGAAGATAAAGGTAGGATCAAATCCGGCCTGAAGCTCGAACTTGGTAGGACCAAAATCAAACTCAAAATCAAGGTCATCGCCCTCAGTGACGCAATAATGCTTGATCATGGCCTGACGAGATTTCCTAACAAGCCGGCGCCACTTACGACGGCCATACTTCCTAGAACAATCCTGGTCGTAGTAATGTCGAAGAAATTTCTCGTGGGCCAAAACGTACCCGTAGGTGCCGTTGTTAAGGGCAACCAAAAGCCCGATCAAGACGATGATATGGGTCCAATCGGGAGACGGGACAAGTGAAGAC